CAATTAAGGATAAACAAAAGTGGGAAGGGACTACAGACTATTTTGATTTAACAGTTCAAACTTATAGTTGGCAAGATTTTGATAAATCTAATAAATATGACTTTATTAGCATAGACGCTGAAGGTTTTGATTTATCAATACTTAAACAAATAAATTTAGATGAATTTAATGTAAAAATGGTTTGTGTTGAACATAACAATATTGATACGCAATTTTATGTTGAATACTTAGAATCATTTAATTTTAAGATAATTTTAATCAATAACGAAAATATAATTGCAGTATGGGAATAACAGATTTTTCACTAAGTATTTTAAATAAATATATTAGTGAACAAAAAACAGTATTAGAGTTAGGTTCTCAAAATCTTTATTCATGTGAGTATGAAGGTTATCCTTATGCTGATAATTATTACAATTCAAAAGGTTTAGAATATACCTGCATTGACTTAAACAAAGAAAATAATGCTTTAGATTTAGACTTAGGCATTAAATTAAGTTTAGATAAATTTGATATAGTTACAGACTTTGGAACATCAGAACACGTTGGAACTAATGGAAAACATGATGCAAAAGCATTTTACAATTGTTGGTTAAATAAACATAATGCTTGTAAATTAGGTGGATTAATAATAAGTGAAAATCCAAAAACAGGTAATTGGCCAGGACATGGATTTAATTATATAACTCAAAACTTTTACAGACAATTAGCAGAAGCTAATGGTTATGAGATATTAGATTTGGGCGAACATCCTGCAATGAATAATACAGAAAATGGATGGAACATTTATTGTGTTTTAAAAAAAATACAGGATAAATTTATGACATTAACTAATTTTAAAAAAATAGAATTTTATTCATTATGATATTATCAATCCTTATTCCTACTGTACCTCAACGTGCTAACTTATTTTTAGAGTTACATTCTGAAATAAATAATCAGTTAGAGTTAGCTAATGCTTTTGGATTAGTTGAGGTTATTTCTGATGATGCTCCAAAAAAAACTAAAACAACAGGTCAAAAAAGAAATGATTTACTAAATGCTGCACAAGGTGAATATGTTTGGTTTATTGATGATGATGATATGATACTACCAAATGCAATTTATAATGTGATTACAGCTTTAGAACAAAAGCCTGATGCGTTGGCCATCAATGGAATAATGACTACTAATGGAAAAGATAAAAAGGAATGGTACATAAGTAAAAATTTAGAATATACTGCTGACTGGTCGAAAGGTTATGAAGTTTATTTAAGACCAACAAATCACATTACACCAACAAAAAGAAGTATAGCTAAATTAATTCAATTTGAAGATAAATCTAATTTCGAGGATTATGCTTATTGTATGGAACTTAAAAGATTAGGCTTAATTAAAACAGAAGTTGAAATAAAAGAACCAGTTTATCATTACAGATACCAAGATTATGACAAACTATACTAAGATAGCTATTGTCACTTTTTTTGATGACAAAGAAAAATACAAGTTAGCAGGTAAAAGACAAGCAGAATCTTTACAAGCAATTAACTTTCCAATGGAAAACTATTTTCAGTATAGAAACTTTGCAGAAATCAAATCACCTGAACATACAGAAATACCTTATGCATTCAAACCTTATGCAATAAATGAAATAAAGAAAAAAGGATTTGAAATCATAATTTGGATGGATAGTCCTGTTTATTGCATTAAGTCAATAGATAAATTTATTGAATACATAAACATAAATGGTTTTATATTTTTTGATAACTTAGGATACACAATAGGAGATTATACTTCAGATGGTTGTTTAAATAATTATTCAATTGGAAGAGATGAATCATTTAAACACCCAATGATAATGGCTTGTTTAATGGGATTTAATTTTAAGAACGAAAAAGCAAACAAACTATTTAAAGAATACTTAAAAGCTACAAGTATAAAAGGATGTTATGAAGGAGACTGGACCAACGAATCAAACCAAGTAAGTCAAGACAATAGAGTAAAAGGTCATAGGCACGATCAATCAGTAATGAGTATTTTATTAGCAAAAGAGAAAATCAAACCTTTACACCCTCATTCAACTTTTTTTGCTTATTTTGGAAATCCAGGTCATTTACCTCATGCAGAATCAGTTTGTTTATTAAGTCAAGGCTACTAATGTTTCAACTACTCGCAACTACATACATAATAACAAAGTTTATCCCAAAACCTTTATGGTTACACAGAAAACCATTTACATGTCCTTTATGCTTAACTTATTGGAGTTTCTTAATTTATCAAATAATTAACTTTACAACTTATTTTGATTTGATTACAATTCCTTTTACATTTGCATTAATAGCTTCACTCTTTGAACGATTAAATGATAAGTATCTATGAACGAAGAAATAAAACAATCTTTGTTAAATTGGGAATCAATGGGAAAAAACTACTCACCAACATTTAACTGGACTGAATTAAACGAAATAGCAATCAAGTTAGGAAATAAGCCTTTTAACTTAGGTTGCTCAGAATGTAGAAGACAATTACTTGAATTTTTACTAACAATAATAAAAGATGGAAAATAAAAAAGAATACCCTTATTACACACAGAGTCCAGATGGAAATGCTACTTATGCAATTAATCTAGTTTCATATATAGTTTATCATGATGAATACGAAGCTTATATTAAAAGAACAACTGAACTACCAAAAGAAGCTTATGATTATCCTGAAATTGAACCATCAGAATTTAGAGGTAAATTAATGATGACTAAAATAGCAATGGGAATCTAATAATGGAATCAATAAACAATCCTGAACATTACGGAGGTAAACAAAATACCTACGAAGCTATAAAAGTAATTGAATCATGGGAACTTAACTTTCATTTAGGCAATGTAGTAAAGTACATAAGTAGAGCAGGTAAAAAAGACAAAACAAAGTTAAAAGAAGACCTCGAAAAAGCTAAATGGTATTTAGATAGATTTATTGGTACTTTATAAAAGAAAATGGCTCAAGAAATAGATAATAAAGGACAAAATCGTACAATCGCTCTTAAAAAAGCAATGCTTGAAGCATTAGAGAGACATTTGGCTATTATTACACCCGCTTGTAAAGAATTAGGTATAAGTAGAGATACTCACTACCGTTGGTTAAAAGAAGATAAAGATTATAAAAAAGCAGTTAAAGAATTAGAAACAGTTGCTTTAGACTTTGCGGAATCAGCTTTGCACCAACAAATAAAAAAAGGTAATCCACTATCCACAATGTTCTATTTAAAATGTAGAGGTAAAAAAAGAGGTTACATAGAGCAGCAAGACGTGAAGATAACTGGCAATATGAAATTTAAAGCGGACTTTGGCGAAAGCAATACTATACAATCCACATCCGAATCAGAGGAAAATTCATAATGCAATAAATAACGGAACTGAAAAGTACTATGTGATAAACATAGGTAGACAGTTTGGGAAAACTTTATTGGCATTGAATCAAATGTTATTTTGGGCTTTAAACAATAAAGGCTGTAAAATAGCATGGGTATCACCAGTCTATAAACAATCAAAAAAAGTATTTGAAGAAACGTTTAAGGCATTTGCTAAACGAATGGAAATATACCGAAAGGTTAACCAGTCAGAGTTAATTATTGAATATATTACAGGCTCAACCATTCAATTCTTTTCAGCAGAAAGATACGATAACATTCGAGGTTTCACATTCGATTACCTGGTATGTGATGAGTTTGCATTTATGGATGAAAAAGCATGGACCGAGGTCCTACGTGCTACGGTCCTGGTAAAAGGTAAAAAGGTTCTTTTGATTTCAACTCCAAAAGGCAAAAACCATTTTTATAAAATGCACCAATTGGATGGCACCAATGAGCAATACAAGTCATTTACCATGACTTCGTACGATAACCCAATGATTAACCCATCCGAGATAGACGATGCAAAGTTAACACTACCTGAAATAATATTCAGGCAGGAATACTTAGCCGAGTTTATTGATGGATCTGCAATGTTATTTAATAACCGACAACTAACGGATAATAAACCACATGGTAAGTCTTTTGCAGGAATTGACTTGGGTAGAGCAGATGATTATTCGGTATTATCTATATTCAATGAGAATGGCGAACAATACTACATTGAAAGGTGGAGGCATAGTGATTGGTCCACAATAGTAAAGAATATCGCAAACGGCTTGAGGACAAATAATGTCCAAACAGCATTAGTTGAGGTTAACTCTATTGGAGATGTGATATTTGAAATGCTGCAAAAAGAATGTTCAAGTTATTGTACTATTGAACCATTTGTAACTACTAATCAAAGCAAAAAAGAAATAGTTGAATCTTTAATAGTGGCAAATCAAAATAAAGAGGTTAAATTCTTAAACGTGGATTGGTTAGATAAAGAACTTGAAATGTTTACATACGAATACAATCCTAAGAGTAGAGTTATTAAATACGGAGCAACAAGTGGTTTTCACGATGATGGGGTAATGGCTTCATGTTTAGGATTCCATTCTTACTCTAAATACAAAACAGGCAGATACACAATAATATAATTAAAAGGTACTTTTTAAAATGATGAAGATTGAATTACCAACAAGCTGGCACGACATATCAATAGAGAAATTTCCTTTAATCTATGACATAGTTCGAGATAAAGAAATAGATCCTATTGACAGAGAAATACGAGTTATTTCAATTTTAGCTGATATTACAGTTGCAGAAGTTGAGAAAATAAGAATAGACCAACTTAAAGAACTTATTAAGGCTGTAAACTTTATTTTTAAAATGGAGTTTCCTAATTCAGTTGAGATGTTTAAGCACAATGGCTACAGATGGGTAGTAAATTATGATATCACTAAACTAAGCGCGGGAGACTTTATAAGTCTAAGTAAATTAACAGAAAGCGAAGAAAGTATTATCGGAAATTTACCTCAACTTGTGGCAATGTTTGTTAAACCTTATAAACTTAAATGGCTTAAGTTAAAAGAAGTTGAAATGGACTATAAGGATAAAGTCGAACACATTAAGAGTATGAATGTAGGCATAGTTTATCCTTTGTGTGTTTTTTTTTGCAAAGTTATAGAAGGTTTGTATCCTCATATAGAGGATTATTTGGTAAAACAAATGAACGAAGCGAGGATGACAATGGAGATCGAATTGAAAGAACTGAAGAGCAAAAGCACTTAGACTATTGGAGTTGGTATGTTACATTGGATAACTTAAGCGGTAAGGATAGAAGCAAGTGGGACTTTTACTTGAACATGAATGTAGTTGCTTTTTTAAATTATTTGAGTTACATAAAAGATAGGAATAAATGGCAAAAATAAACCAACAGCAATTTAGTGAGTTAGATAATTTTCTAAATAATTTAGAAGATAAACTTACGGGTGAGCAAGACATTTATTCTCAAAAAGTAAACGATTTTTTAAAAAGAGTTAAGGATAATTTAGAGAAATACAAGTTTAATGCTTCTGAAAATCTATCACAATCATTAAGGGCTTTACCAATTAAACAAAAACAAAACGGAGTTACAGTAATCATTGAACTCGAAGATTATTGGGAGGACTTAGAAAAAGGAACACCTGCAAAAGGATATTCAAAAGAAAACAGAAAAAAGCTACAGCCTAAAATTTTAGAATGGATAAGTTATAAACCTGAATTACAAAGCATAGCAGGAGACAAGAAAGGACAAAAGTCTTTATCCTATGCAATAGCTACAAACATTCTTAAAAAAGGAACTATTAAAAGATTTGGATATAAAGGCAAACCATTCTTAACCGAAGAAATCCCACAATTAGAAAAAGACATAACACAAGAATTTGAATAATGGCACTAACAATATACAATACACCTAACAGCTACGCACCCGTTTATAATCAAATGATTTTTACTTTGAGTTCAACAAACGTTGCTCAGTCTAATTTCAGATACATAGCAGATATTTATGTAAATGGATCAAGTGATTACACACGTTTTGAAGTTGGCAGAAACCCAACTAACAACTATGGAACATTTGATGTGGCTGGTATCATTCAAAACTTTTTAACTCGTGATGCTGATGATAACACAACTACATTTAAACAATGTGTAAACTCAATAGCTTATTATGAAGTAAAATTTGGTGAGCAGTATGGTGCAAGTAGTGGAATTACAAACTACCCTAACTTAACTACTTCAAGTGGTTATTGTTTTAACGGTGTGTTTAGTCCATTGGATTTTTTAGACTTTGCAACAAACACTTATGTTCTGCAAAATAGTTCAAGTCAATTTCTTACTGATAAACCGACTTTTGAATCGAGAACAGGTGAGAAACTTATTTTAGGTTTTATGACTGATGCTGTAAATGAAGCAAAGTTTTTAGAGATTATAACCTATTATGATGAGGGAACGATATTTAACACAGTAACAGTTGCAAATCCTTATGCATCAATAAGCAATAGACAAGACCGTTCAATCAATGTAAGAGTAGATTATGATTGGTTAACTACATTAGTAAATGCAGATTTATCAAGCGGTTCAATACCTATATTTGTTACTAATTGGGAATATTACGATGTTAGAATTAAAAACAGCACAGGTACAATTGTAAGTGAAACAATCCGTATTTATCCTGGTGAATATATTTGTAGTAAGTATACACCCATTCGTTTTAAATTTATGAATAATTATGGTAAGTATGATTATTACACTTTTACAGGTGCAATGACTAAAAACACCAATATTAAACGTAATACTTACAAAAGCAATCCAAACCAATGGAGCGGTACTAATTACAGTTACTCAACAACAAGTAGAGGACTAAGCCAATACGAAACTATATTAGATGATACGATTACAATAAACAGTGACTGGATTACAGAAGATGAAAGCATTTGGTTAGAACAATTAGTAACAAGTCCTGATGTTTATATTTACGATGGCAGCAATTTAGTTTCAGTTAACATTACAGATAGTGCTTATCAAACAAAATATGAAGCTAGTCAGCAACTATTCAATTTAGTGGTTTCATTTACTTATTCACAAAACAGAAAAAGACAAAGAAGATGATTTTAACTAAAATTTACATTAATAACGAGCAGATAGATTTAAAAGAAGATGTTTCAATACCTCTTAACTTTAACATTGCCGATATTAGAGAACCTGAAAAAAGAAGTACTACATGGAGTAAGACTGTTATACTACCAGGCTCTACTTTTAACAATGAATTGTTTTCGAATATATGGAATGTTAATGCAGTCATTAATAGTACAGGTACTACTAACTTTAGTCCGAATTTTAACCCGAATTTAAAAGCACAAGCTGAAATTACTTACAATGAGGCAATTCAGTTTAAAGGCATTTGTCAATTGTTAAATGTTAATGTAACTGATAAATATGAGATTGAATACGAGGTGGCTTTCTTTGGTGAGTTGCAAAATGTATATCAGTTTTTTAATAATTCTTACTTAAGAGATATTGATTTAAGTGAATACAATCATACTTACACATTAAATAATCAGTATTTAAGTTGGTACAAGCCAATAGGCCAAGGCTACCTATACCCAATGATAGATTATGGAAAGGGAATAAACAATCAGTTCAAAGTAAGTGATATTTATCCATCCGTTTATGCTAAAACAATTTTAGATAAAATGTTTAGCGAAGCTGGTTTTAGTTATCAATCAAATTTTTTAGATAGTGATTTATTTAAAAGA